AAGAGATTAAGGGAGGAAACAAGAATGAAGGAAATCAAACTAACACCCATGAGCAATGAAGTTTTTACCTATGTTAAGGAGAATGGTGGGAGAATTTCTGTTGACGAGATTTGTGAGGCAGTAGGTAGGGCTCCAAGGTCAGTTAACGCTAATGTTACCGATTTGCAGAAGAAAGGTCTTGTCATCAGAGAAAAGGTTGACGGAGAAGGCGAAGATGCAAAGAAAATTACCTATGTAGTTCTTACTGACGCTGGTAATGACTTCGAAAATCCTCAAGAGTAATTTATAGGTAGGTCGCAAAATGCGGCCTACTTCATTTTCCACTTAAACTAAACGGACACTAAACGGACACTATGTTTAAATTAACACCAATCTAGAAAAAAAGGAGAGATGCTTATTATGTTAAGAGAAGCCGAAAATTATGTAAAGGTAGAGGGTATTTTAAGCGAAGTAGATTTGAACTATGGCTCTTATCAAAGAGAAGGAAAGACAATTGATATGATTGCTGGAAGTATTAAGGTAAGAGTTGACCAAAAAATAGACGGAGAAATTGTACAACTTGAGGTACCTATTCATATGTTCGCTGGCAAGTATACTAACGCTGGTAAACCTAATCCTGCTTATGAGTCCATCGAAAAAATTATGAAGAACTTTACCTCAATTGCTGCAGCAGGTGGCGAAGAGGGCGCGGATCTAATTCGTGTTAACTCTGGAAAAATAAGAATGAATGAATATTACACCCCAGACGGACGTTTTATTTCGTTTCCGCGAGTTCATGCGTCGTTTGTTACAAAAGTTAAGAGGCAGGAGTTCAAACCCGAAGCCAGCTTCTCCATGACTTTTGTTGTTGCTGACAAACAATTTGAATTAGACAAAGAGGGTGTCGAAACTGGTCGGTATCAGGTTAAGGGTATTGTACCTCAATATGGCGGAAAAGTTGATATAATCGACTTTATCGCTTCGTCAGAGTCAGTTATTAATGCTGTAGACCAGTATTGGGAAAAAGGTGATACAGTACGATGTGTTGGTAGATTGAACTTCTCTTCAACTAGCGAAACTATTACAAAAGAAGTAGATTTCGGTGAGCCACAAGAAATTGTAAGGACTATATCAGTAAGTGATTTAATAATTACTGGTGGTTCTAGCACTCCACTTGAAGGGGATTTTGCCTATGATATGGACGAAATCAATGAAGCTATAGCCGCACGAAAAGCAGAACTTGAAGAGCAAAAAGAAAGAGATATGGATAGGGGAAAACGTAGAAATGCACCTGGAAAGGATACTTCTAAACTAGACTCCCTAGGATTTTAAGGGGGTGTAGATAATGCTAGATATATTAAATCTTAAACCTACGACGATTAGCCGAGATTTAAGGGGCAAGTACATCTGCATTTACGGTTTACCAAAAGTTGGGAAAACGACCCTTGCTTGTCAATTTCCTAAAAATCTATTACTTGGCTTTGAGCATGGTTGGAATGCCATTGCTGGCGCGAAGGCTGTTGATATAACAAAATGGTCTGACTTTAAAAGGGTTTTGCGCCAGTTGGAAAAACAAGAAGCTAAAGAAATGTATGATACTATAACTATTGACACAGTTGGTATCGCCTGGGAGCTTGCAGAGCAATATGTCTGCGGTCAACACGGCGTCCAAAAGATTAATGATGTCCCATGGGGACAGGGCTATAAGGACTTAGCCAAAGAATTTGAAAATTCTATCCGTAAAATAACGCAGTTGGGATATGGGCTGGTTATTATTGCTCATGTAGACAAAAGAGTGGAGATGACTGCAGAAGATAATGAGATTGAGATACTTGGACCTGCTATACCGAAGAGAGCTTATGCCATAGTGAATCAACTTGTCGATATAATTGGATATATCGCCGTAACATGGAATGAGAAAGGCGAAAGTGAGCGGTGGTTATATACTCGTAAAACCCCGACCATTATGGCAGGTTCACGTTTTCCACACCTAGCAGAAAAAATTAAGTTTGGCTATGCCGAACTGACGGAGGCTCTAAATGATGCTATCGATAAAGCAGAGGCACTAGATGGTGCCACAGTTGTTGATAGGTCAGTTCCAATTGTGGATATCGAACTAAATTATGATGATATCAGAAAAGAAGCTTCAGAGCTTTGGAGCAAGTTAGTTACAGCAGATGAAAATAATGCCAAAATTATTTTAAAGAAAGTTGAAATGAACTTTAATAGAAAAATGAAGTTAAGCGAGATTACCGAAGACCAAGTTGAACCCTTTTATAGTGTTTTGCTTGAAATGAGA